GTAGGCGCGTCTATTGTTATTGCAGGCGTTGACGCAACTTTTAACGGTACTTACACCGTTTACGACGTACCCGAATATTTGTTTATTGGCGTAGACGACGAGGGCGATTTACTTTTTAATTATGAGGTGCCCGTACCGTTTCAAATTTTGTACGCAAAAACAGCGGCAGACGTTACGCGCACTACAGCAACGGGAACCGTAACGCTAGGTACTATCCCGTGTACGTGGGTTACAGCCGGCCAGATTGAGGACTGGCTAGGTATCGGTACCGCGTCGGCACTCGATACAACTTTTCTTACACAATGCGCGGCAGCTTCAAACGCTTTTTGTTTTCAACGACGTTTAGAAAGCGGCTACATAGACCAAAAAGCAACAAGCCCAAGCGACAGCGTTACCCTAGGCACTATTGCCTATGGTGGTTTCCTGTATCGACAGCGTGGCGCGGTAACAGATTTTGCCAGTTTTGACGGCTTGCCCGCTGGTAACAGCGTTGGCCTATCGCCAATGATTAAACAACTTTTAGGTATTCCACGCCCGCAGGTTGCCTAATGCCTGTTGCCTTCACAGACCTGTTTAACGAAGCGCTAGACGACTTAGCAGCGTCTCTAACGACCATTACAGGGCTACAGGTAGTAACAGACCCCCGTAACCTTGTACCGCCTTGTGCGTTTATAGACGCCCCTACGTTTAGCGTGTATTCAAACAACGTCGTAGAAATGACTTTCCCAATACGCATAATTACCCTAGGGCCTGGCAACCTAGACGCGCAACGGTCACTACTCAACTTGGCTAGCAAGGTCGTTACTAAAAAAATTGGCGTAACCGACGGGCGCCCAACTATTGCGCTAATTGGCGGCAGCGAACTACCCGCCTACGATTTGACCATAACCCTACAAACCCAGGCAACCGCCTAGAATAGGTGCAACATGAAGTACACAATACTTAGCCCTCGTATCGGTACACCCGGCGACACATACGAATTAGTAGACGGCGTTAATGTCGACGCGCTGGTAGCAGGCGGTTTTATTATTCAATCCCCCACGACAGCGCCAAAAGGTGCTAAAACTAAGACAGACACAAACAAGGAGTAAACCCAATGGCTACCAGTACTTATTTATCATCGCCTAACGTCACCGTCAACGCCGTTTCTTTGCAAGACCAATGCCACGGCCTTACTTTTACGCGCACTATTGAAGCTTTAGAAAGTACCGCGTTTGGTTCAGGTTCCCGCGTTTATACTGCAGGCCTAGAAAACTCTACGTTGTCACTTGACTTGTACCTATCGTTTGCAGCTTCAGAAACTTACGCAACACTTAAAGGACTTGTAGGCACGTCTACTACCGTTTCTTGGTCATCAAGCGCAACAAGCCCAGGCACCGCAACTAATCCAACCATGACCCTTACAGGCGCATACCTTGAAGCGCTTCCGTACGAAATGGCTTTGGGCACCCTTGGCCAAATTTCGGTGGTTTTTACCGGAGGGGTTTACAGCGTTTTAGAAGTTTAATTAACCGCCTGAAAAGGCCCGACACAAAAGGCAGACAATGAAACTTACGCTAAAAGTAGAAACAGCCGATACCGCCTATGAGGTGGTAACAAATTTATACGTAATTATTTTGTGGGAACGCAAATTTAAACGTAAAGCGTCAGATATGGCGCTAGGTATTGGCGTTGAGGATTTAGCCTTTATGGCATACGAAGCGTCAAAAATAAATAAAATTGTTGTACCAAGCGAATTTGATACGTTCGTAAAAGGCTTAACAAACATTGAAGTAGTCGATACCGAGACCGCAAACCCCACCTAAGGGGCACCCACGCGCGCCAGTTATGCGAACTACTGGTAGCAATTTCGTGGTGGCCCCCGTCTATACCTTTTGACATAGACGATTTGGCTACCGTCGTTGCTGTATTATCAGACAACAACAAGCAACGAAAGTAAACGCTATGGCCATATCAACAACAATGGATATTTACGGCGTTAAACAAGCGGTAGCAACCCTTAAAGAAATTGAACCCGAATACGCTAAAGAAATGTTAAAGAAAGTTAAACAAGCGGGCGACCCTGTTTTAGTAGCTGCACGTTCTTTAATTCCCACTAAACCACCGTTAAGCGGCATGGGGCGCGGCAATCTTATTAAAGGCCGTGAAGGTACGAAATGGTCTAGCGATATGGCTAGCGCTGGGTTTAAAATTATGACCAACCGCAGCGGCAAAAAAGAACGCAGCGTAAAGTTTAAATCGGGTGAGGTAGTTGACTTTAAAGCGCAGCCGTACCAGTTGTTAAGCCTTAGACAAAAAGACGCTGCAGGCGCTATTTGGGACCATGCAGGCGCTAAAACCCGTGGCGCGTTTGTACGCAACCTAGAGGTAGGCGGTTCATTTAATCCACGCGCTAGCGAACCCGCTGTAGACATCGCACGCCCGGCAGTCGAAGCCGTTGTAGTTGACATTGTGGCCGAAGTTATGGCGATGACAAACCGAAAACTAGAGGTTAATTATGGCAATTAACATACCGATTATTACGTCGTTTAACGGCAAGGGCGCCGAAGCCGCCATAAAAGAATTTCAAAACTTAACTAAAGCGTCAGATAAAGCGGCGTTCGCTATAAACAAAATGGCTGTACCTGCAGCTATAGCGTTTGGTGCCATTGTTACAGGCGGTTTTAAAGCTGCACAAGCCGCAAGCGACTTTAACGAAACGGTCAGTAAATCAGGCGTTATTTTTGGTGAAGCGTCAACAGAAATAAAAGCGTTTGCCGATACAGCCGCCCAAAGTTTAGGACTATCAAAACAAGCCGCGTTAGACGCGTCGGCAACTATGGGCATTTTTGGAAAATCTGCAGGTTTAGCCGGTACAGACCTATCCAACTTTTCTATCGAAATGGTCAAACTTTCGGGCGACCTGGCAAGTTTTCATAATGCTAACCCTGCCGACGTAGCCCTAGCGTTAGGCGCTGCCCTACGTGGCGAAGCGGAACCTATACGCAAATTTGGCGTACTACTAAACGACGCAGCGGTAAAAGCCCAGGCTATGAAAATGGGCCTATATGACGGCACCGGTGCCCTAGACGCACAAGCAAAAGTTTTGGCTACGCAAAAGATTATTTTGGAACAAACAAGCGATGCCCAAGGGGATTTTGCGCGCACGTCAGAGGGTGCAGCCAATCAACAACGCATACTAAAAGCCCAAGTAGACAACGCAAAAATATCTATTGGTCAAGCGTTCTTACCAATACTCGAAGCCGTGCTACCTGTATTAGTTACGTTTGCTACAGCCATTGGAAATAACACCGACGCGTTCATAGCGTTTGTTGCAGTCATTGGAACTATTTCGGGCGCAATCGTTTTGGCTAAAGCGGGCATGATGTTATATAAAGCCGCAGCCATTATTACTACGGCTGTTAACTATGCCCTGGCTACATCTTTTACCGCCGTACAGGTTGCTACGGGTATTGGAATTATTGCTGTTGCTGCAGGCGTAGCCGCGTTTGCGTTATACACAAAAAAGATGAACGCAGCACGTAAAGAAAGCGATTTACTAAACCAACAAACGTTAACTACCGCGGGCACTATTGGCGCTACCGGTTCACTTATAGGACCTAAAGGTTTTATCGGGCCTGAACTTACCGCCGACCAACTTAAAGAACGCATAAAAGCATTTAACGACTTAGACAAAAACACAGGCGCGGCAACTAAAGCAAACTACGACTACGCCAAGTCACTTAAAGAAGGACTACAAGACGCGCTTAAAGACGCAAACACCGCTTTAAACGACGCTAAAAAAGCGTTAACAGATTACGCCGACACCGTAGCCCAAGGCCTTATGGACGCGTTTAGTTTTAAAGACGCTAAAGCGGCAGGCAAAGACACCGGTAAAGGTTTTCTATCCGGACTACGTGACCAAGTAAACGGAATTAAAGACTATTCAAACGACGTACAACACGCGTTAAACCTTGGGCTATCGCAAGACAGCCTTAAAGCCGTTTTAGCAGCTGGTAGCGACGCAGGCGCGGCCATAGCAAAAGAACTAGTAAAAGGCGGCAAAACTGCAATAGACGAAACTAACGCCCTGGTTGATAGCGCCAACATGGCCGCGGAAAAGGTAGGTCTTAACGCCGCTACAGCTTGGTACCAAGTAGGCGTAGACCAAGCACAAAAAACCGTTAACGGTCTACAAGCCGAAATAGACAAATTAACCCCGAAAATGATGAAACAAATGGACGCCTTAGCAAACAAACTAGCGCGCACAGTAGACATAACAGTACGGGTAAACGAAGTAGTAACACGCGTAACAAACAGCGTTAGCGCCCCAGTTGCCGCGCCAATAAGCCAAGACATACAGCGCCAATCTGCAGGCGATACTTACAACATAAACGTAGCGGGCGTCATGTCAAACGCCCAAACAGGCGAAGAAATTGTAAACAATATTCGCGCATTTAACAGGGCTGCAGGCCCGGCAAATATAAGTATTGCCTAATGGCTACGTCAGTCATTGAAAGCGGCAGCTACGAACTGTTTATAGATACAGGGTTTCAGTTAGACGCGTTCGTACTTGACGACCCAGTACGTGGAGTATTAGACGGCACCCAGTACGTGTTAGACGGTACGACAGAGTTTGCGCCAATGCTGGAATACTCGACAAACGTAAACATTAAACGCGGGCGCCGTGACGTAGGCGACCAATTTAGCGCGGGCACTATGTCTTTTAACCTTAACGACGATTTAGCCGGGGGAACCTTAAACCCGCTGTATTCGTCTAGCCCCTACGTAGACCCTGCAGGGCAATTTACATTGGCACCATTACGGCGCGTTTCGTTTGGCAGATACAACAGCGTAGGCACGTTTATAACGTTGTTTGTGGGGCAGATAGTCAACTATGACTACACCTACGAACTGGGCGGACAAAACACCGTAAGCGTTTATTGTGCCGACGATTTTTATTTACTAGCCCAAACAGCGTTAGCCGAATTTAACGTATCCGAACAGTTATCAAGTGCCCGCCTATCGGCTGTATTGGACTTGCCCGAAGTTGCTTATCCGGCTTTAACGCGTGACATTGAAACAGGTACCCAAACATTAGGCGGGGCAGCTGCCTACACGATTGCCGAGGGCACCAACGTAAAAGCATATATAGACCAAATACAGGCAGCCGAACAAGGCCGTATTTTTATGTCACGTACAGGGGATATAACTAGCCAACCGCGCATTGGTAATACCCTTTCGGGTAGTGTCGCAGACTT